TACCGTTTGGTAAGTTTGTATAGCCCGAAGCCTTTCCAAATGCCATTTTAATTCTCCTTTAGCATTAGATTACAGATGCAAACGACTATTCACTTATATAGAGGCTAAGTACTTGTAGGGTGCGTTAATATGAAAGTTGGCCTACCTTCAGTATAACGGGCCATAAGACATTAGGTTGTCAAGAAGTATTTTGTTGTTTGCGTGGGTTTAGTCGTAGTGTGAGTAACCTGTGTCTTAGGGGTCACACTACTACATTGTACATATAGTTATATCATAAATATATTATATGTCAATAGCTTTATCGAGCATTGCCCGACATATCGTAAATAAACTTACCAGTACGAATGGCTTCCATAATAGCGTCAGAAGCTTTTTCATACTGTTGTGCTGTCATCTTATTCACTTGTGATTCTTTAAATACATTCTTAGAATCATCTGAATCAGGTGTAGCGTTACTACGACTGTTTACTGAACGTGCGGCATCTTTATTGTTGCTCGCAGGTTTCTTTGTTTGAATATTCATATCAGCTTTATACAAATCAATTGCACGTGCGGCTGATCGTGAGTCACTAGCATTCTCATATAGAGCATCCTGTACCCACTTAGGTTGTTCATCTACCCAATTATGAAACGCATCATCATCTCTAATCTCACCAAAGTCAGGGTGTGCAGTCATTAACTCTACTTCAGCTTTCTTGCGTGCCGCATCAGCTTTCATTTCATCAATTTCTTTTACACGTTCTTCTAATCCAGCGGCTTGTTCTTTTGCTTTTTTGATTGCAATAGTTTCTACTATAGCCGCTACATCTGGGTATTGTTCTGCCCAAGCTTCAATGTCTCCATCAGACTTAGGTAGTTTAATTTCTTGTTTAGTTGAGTCTTCAAGTTGACGTTGTAACGTTTTAAACTTGTCATCCCAATCTTTTTCTTTGTCTTGCATATGTCGTCTAAGATCACCGTAGCGTTTCTTAAAACTTTTTTCTTCAGCATTAATAGGTTCAGCTTCAGCTACTTCCTCTGTAGCTTCTGTTGTTTCACCTTTTTGTTCAGCAATAAGTTGTTCAAGTTCTTCCTCTTCCATCTTACGCTTATCTTCATTAGAGTATTTACGATTTGCAAACGCAACTTTAGTTTCTGGCTTTACTTCTTCTGCCATTATTTTATCATTCATATTTCAGTCTTTCATACTGGGGCCGCCGTAGCCTAGTGTTGGTAGGGGGATGGGTAGCCAGTTCAAATTTAGCGGAGATTAAATAGTTCGTGCCGCTAATCCACGTCTTACAGGTGTAGTAGGTTCTTCTTGTGGAGGAGATAAATCCAACAGTTCGTTCCCCAACACACTTATAATCATTTGTCCTAGAGGAGTTCTCATCAACTCAATTATTTGTTCTTGATCTTCTTCCGATAGTGCATCAAACCTACTTGACACACTAAGTTTATATTCTTCAAAATCCATATCATTTATTCCTAAACATTTTGTATGCACCTACTAAGTAACAGATTGGTTCTAATATAGCTCTATAGAAACGTCCTAACTTATCACGTTTTTTATTTTGCATCTCTGCTCTAAGGTCTGCAGTACGATGTCTCGCAATATTCTCTAGTGTTTTACGCACATACTTATAATCTTTTTTATATGCAAGTTCTACTAAAGGTAGGAATAATGTATGGTATCCTACTTCATGTTCTTTTGTCAAGTTATTATTTGAGTATTTTAACCACACAGCCTGACGGTATGAACCAAAACCATAAGACTCATTCATAGCAGTACATACTATTTTACTACTACCGCCTCCACCGCCGCCACCACTACTGCTTCCACCACTACTACTTTTTTTAGTAGTTGTTACTGGTGCAGGTTTTTTATCATCTTTCTTTGGGAATGTACGAGTTAATACATTAGTTCCCGGTTGACTAGTCCATACCGCACCTGCCATGTTAGGATCACCACCACTAGCATCTGTACCAATTTTGGCTTTAGCAGTTTTAGATAACTGATTCTTTTTAGCTGGTGTGACAGCAGTTTTCTTATTCGTACTTGCAATACTTGCTTCATTCTCATTAAACTTACCAGCAGGTTTATGTGAACCCATTTTTAAAACTGTTTTTTCATATAGGGTAGTTTTAACTACAGGTTCGTCAAATTTTTCAGTCTTATATACAACTTTATTATTTTCATCACGTAGCGCAAAACCATCTTTATCTGCATACACACCGGGTTTATCACCATCTGTAATAGCACCAACTGCATAATCATCTACTGCAGTACCACCTGTTTTTGCGTATCTTCTGTTCAAGTCAGCGGCTTGTGCTAAATTTGCGTCTGGTAAGTTTTGCCATGCTGTAGCTTGATTAGAATCGCCAGCTTTATATGTTTGAGCAGGTGTAGATGTTTTAGAACCTAAACCACTAGGTCGGGCTACAGGTTTTGTAGTAATATCCATTGTAGGTGTTGTAGTAAAACGATCACTTTCTTTACTAGCTAACGTATAAGGATCAGGTGTTGTAATAGCAGAAGAATCTGCCTGTCTTTGTGCAACTTCAAATGCACCAACACCACGACCACCGCCTATTGATTTAGATGGTACTATACCAGAAACACTAGGCGGTGTATATGAAGGAAACGCACCAGTAGTTTGTTCAGACACAGTTGAAGGTGTGGTAGATGGTGGTGCTAAATCAGGATCACCAGCATCAATCAAATAAGGAGATGCAATGGCTCTTTTACCCAGATCAGTTGAAGTATCATATACTGGTTTTGTTCCTATAGTACTCTGTACTGAGGGTGCTACATATGGTTGTATCTCAGGATCAGCACTGCTACCTTGTAACATTTTATCAGTCTGAGATAACCCTATATTTCTTTGATTTGCTACAGACTTCATAAAGGGTAATGTACCAGAAGGTGTTGAGTAATCTATAGCAGGTGTAGTAATTAAAGGATCGGCACGTTCTGCTAACGGCTCTAGGTATGGTTGTATTTGTGGGTCAGCACTAGTTCCAGTTGGTGTAAAACTCATGGATGATGGTGCTGTATATGTAGAAGTATCTACAGGAGTTATTGGAGATATGTCTAAAGCATCAGGACGCATATTGATTGCACCAGAACTGTAAGATGTAGGTGCTATTTCTTTAACTTCTCCGGGCATTAGATCATTAATAGGTTCATATTGTTTAGTTGAAGCCATAGAAGCTTCTAATTGTTCTAATCCAGTTAACTCTGGAGTTACGGCTGTAGTAGTAGTACCTGTTGGTAATTGTGCATCAACACCTGCTACAGATACCGTAGACGCACGTTTGGCTTGTGCTTCTGGTGACATATCTCTGTAAGTTGTAAGTGGTGTACCTGCTAAGGCATCAACAGCACCTACTGGTGCAACTTCAGCCATTGCTTCTCTAGCTAGGTCATAATCATCTGGAAGAACACCTGCAGTTGGTGTAAATACAACATCTGCTAATGCTTGTCGTTCACCTTCTGTAACTTTACCAGCGACTTTACCAGTTAGCATTTCTTCCATTTGTTGTTCAGTAGCAGTAGCAGGTGCATCTTTAAGAACAGATGCTACTGCATCTTGTACAGAAATTGTAAGTTCGGTAGCACCTGATCTTGGGTTTACTCTAAATATTGGAAGGTCAGGGTTTGTTTTTTTATCTACTTCAGCAGTAGTCTTTTTAGCAGCTTCAATCTCTTCTGGTGTTTTACCTAATAAACCACCTATAAAATCTACTACACCACCAATTAATCCACCAGAACCTTTTTTCAGTAAACCAAGTACTTCTGTAAACTCACCTTTTAAATCGTTTCCAATAATACCAGAGGCTATCCTTTTGTTAATTGTATCTTGTATTTTTTTACTTTGATGTGACATAGCCATCATACCAAAAATACCTAAAGGTCCCATAAAACCCATTGCAACTTTTACAAGAGTACCCTTTGTACCAGTTTGATCTTGTGCAAGTTTTAATAACTCTTCATTACTAATATTATCATAATCAACAGGTTTAGGTCGTACATCAACTTCAGTACGATCATCACTACCTCTTGAGCGTATTTCTTGCGTAGCGGCATTAGTATCTGCAACTATATCATCAGTTGGTGTAGTACCTGTACCTACAGAACCTTCGCCTGTATATAAGAAGTACCCATCTGGTATAGGGAATGTAGCTACACCACCTATGAATGGTATCATAATATTATTACCAGCTGCATTGCGGTATTCTTTGTATTCAATAGAGGCTTCACCCATAAGTTTCTTAAAGTCTACTGTAGTACGGACAGGTCGTGTAATCTCTGGTGTGAGTCTACGAGTAGCTGTTGTAGTAGGTGCAACGGGTTGTCCACCAGTATATACAGGTTCTTGTCCAGTACGTACAACATTTGTAGTACCCGTAGTTAAACCACCAACAGCCATGTTAAGTTCACCACTATCATCATCAGGTTCACCACTAGCTACAATAATTAAATCGTCCATACCAAAAGGTAAATCGTCTGGCATTGTAGCTTCATCACTATTACCCATTTGTCCCATAGCTTCCATTCTCTTTAGACCCATCTTAGCTTCTTGTCGTAAGTTCATAAGCTTCTCAAGCCCGTGGTATCTTGTAACATCTTCAGATAAAATAAACTCACCTTCACTTACGTTAGCTTCAATATCATCACGAACACCTTCACGAGTTCCACCAATAGGAACTCTGTTACCAGATTCTTCGTCAATCATACCGCCCTCATCTTTTAAGCCACCACGTGCGAATAGTTCCATTTGTTTTTCCATCATGGGATGTTTCCTTATTTGTGTTTTAATACTTCGTCACGTAATAATTTTATTCTACGTAATTGAAAGATCGCACCTTGTGCTCGGTATATGATCTTATCATTGTCAGCTTGTTCCATAGTTCTGTGCTGTTGAGCTATTAGAGAATCTATATAACTATTGAACTGTTCCCATTGCTGGTGGTTGCTGACCATTGCCTTGAGCTTGCTCAGGTGCTCCTTGTCCTTCTGCATTTCCGCTAAATCCTTGTTCTTGTGGTAGAGGTGCTTGTCCTGTACCTATGTTTCCACCACCTGCGCCTGTAGGGTCTGCTGGGTTAGCACCTGCTGGTGCACCTTGCTGATCTGTTGGCTGTTGTGGTTGTTGAAAACCTTTCATGAGTTCAGCTTGAATAGCCGCCTCATCCATATTGTTAGTAACCTTGTCTGGGTCTAACTCAAGAGACTTTGCAATCTCCCGTATAATATACTGAAATTTTGCAAAAGGTGCAAGGGCTGGACTAGAAGAAATTTGCATAAACTGCATTAATCTTTGGCTACGTACTTCATTAGCCATTAAGCTTTCTGTACCACGAGCCTTAACCTCTAAGTCACCTTTGATCTTAGGATCATAATCAAACTGCATATTGAATCTAAATAAGTTCTCACCTAGTGGACGCAATAGGTAGTCATCAATATTCTTGATAACATTCTTAATGCCACCTTGTGCAGCACCCATTAACATACTAATACCAGAAGCAGTACGACCTACACCTGACACACCTGTCTGACCATGTGCGAAAGATGGAAATCCTGTAGACTCATCTGCAAGGACACGTGCCTTGTCAAAGAGTTGCAAGTTCTCTTGAGCCACATTAGGAAACTTAGTTCCAAAAATGCTTTGTCCGGGTGCACCACCTTGGCGACGAAAGACTTTGCCGGGATACACGGACATATCCTGTCCCGGTACTAAGTTAGTTTCGTCTACCTCTATCAACAAGTTTCCTGATAGTACAGCATTATCTACAGCCATACGCATGAAACCATTCATTAGTGTTTGTGTATCATCCATATTCTCAGCTATACCTACACCAAAGAAGCTATAAGGGTTAAGCTCATATGGAACAGCCATGTAAGGAATGCGTGCAGGTTTAAATGGATTCATAACCATGCGTAGTAGTTTACCATTACAAATCCATACATTAGCTTGTAACTCATCTACATTAGATAATTCATCTGGTATATCTACACCTTGCTCTATCAGCATTTCGACATCTACCATGCCCCAATACTCTAGTACTTCAAAGCGTTCAATACCATGCTCAGGTGCATAATCAGATAAATCATCTTCCCAATGTTCTTTACTATAGTTTTCACCTAGTGAGATAGCTTCATCAATTACAGATGAACGGAAGTGTGGTCTACGTTTAAGTGAACGTAACTGTGTCCTTGACATCTTATGACGTTCAATAACAAACTGTGCTTCATCCATATTAGTAGCATCAGGATCGGGATAAAAGTTCCATACTGATACGTGAGATACTTGTGGAATTGTTTTCATTACTGGTGAATACTCACCATCTTCATCCCAGTTAGGGTATTCTTTATCTACTGCGAATGGTCCTTTCATTACGCCAGTACCAAACAGTGCCATCTCAAACGCTGTACTACGTAAATGTTTACTAGCACTAGACTCTTCTAACTGATCATGTATTTTCTTTTGCATCATCTTAGCCGCTATCATAGCAGGGCTAAATGTAACAGATGTAGGAGTTTTACCTACACCCTCACGAACATTATCAATCTCACCTAGTTTATCTTTGAGTGGTCCGATACTATCAAGTAATGTTTTAGCAGTAGCACCTGCAGGTAAGTCTTTACCATCACCAGCAAAACCATATGGGTTTACTTCTTCGTTTAGTTCTGACTCACGTAATTGCTCAGGTTCTTTAGGATCGAAGTGTACATCAGATACTACACCTTCTGGTAGTTCAGTAGGATCAACTGTTAACGGAAACTTCTGACCAGCAAATAGTACATCTACTATCTGACCATAAGCAGCAAGTGTCTTAGTTTTAGTTACTTTAATAAATACTCTTGACTTCTCAGCCTCAGTAAACTGTACATCAGGACTATATAAACCACGATAGTTACGATATGCTTGTAACCAACGTTGCTCATCTTGTTGTCTGTAGTCATCAGCACGATTGTACTTCTCCATAATAAATGGAATTATCTTTGCTGTATCTGCATCATCAACCGTAGAGTCATCAGTATCCTCTAGGATAATTGCATCATCTTCGATAAAGCCTTCGTTTTCTTCTGCCATTTATTTGTCCTTAATATCCAAACGTGGAATCTGCTACATTCATACCACCTGATGGTCGCCCATTTGGATCATAATCAAATATGCTAAACCGTGGTCTTGACATGATACCATAACGTAATGCATCGTACAAGTGATCTTCTGAGGTAGTATCTATATCTTCTGGGTTTCTTTTGTCTATGGGTAACGCAGGTAATTGAGCTACCATGTTAGTACATGTATCAAAGAATACTAAGCGTGGTTCTTCGGTATATTCATCTACCTGTAACCTTCTATGTATCTCATTCTTACCTGCTACACGTGAACCTTTTGATCTATCTGATGGTCGCCATCTGCAACCTCTTTGAACCATTTGCTCTGCTAGAGAAGGTCCTGTATCACCACGCTTGTGCCATAGTGAGCTATCAAGTACTCCATACTTAATATTACCATCTCCAGCTTCTAAGTCAAGTACTTGATCAGCTAAATCTGCGGCTAATACTTTACTTACATATAACTCACGATATACTATTAGTTGTTCACTAGGTGATACCGCAAACCATACTACACCAGATTTACTACCATATCCATAATCACACGCTCTAAACTTAACCCAGTTACTTGGTATATCGAAGGGTTCAATTACGTGTTTAGTTCTATCGAACTCAGTAAACGCTGCACCTTCTTTGATATCCCAATCACCTTCTAGTAATTGTCTTCTTTGCTGTTCTGGTAGTGATAGAAGCATTGCTTCGTAATCACCTTGTTCAGCTAAGTATGGATTATCTGATAATCTTGCAGGTATAAATTTACGTTTGAATAAAGCTTTACCAGCTTTCTCGTGACCTGCAGGGTATCTTAATACTTCAGTTGTTTCAATGTCAGTAGCATCAAATGATTTATTATGAGGTGCTGGATCAATAAACATCTTCTTAACCCAATGGTGGCCTCTACCACCGGGGTTAGTCGTAGCCCTCATGTATACAGGTAAATCACTTGCAGTA